CCGGGCACGCAGACTCTGCCGACGGTGGCTTTGCTTGAGGCTGCGCTGCCCAACGTAAAAGTGGACAGCGGGTTCAACTTGAATCTGATCAACACGGCTGGCTCTACCGCCACCGTGGCGACCGGCACGGGTTGGACGATTGTGGGCACGGCAACCGCTGCGACTGTTACGTCTGCCGCGTTCCGCGCACGCAAGACCGGCGACGGCTCTTGGACTTTGTACCGAATCGCCTAAAAAGCGAATAGGAACGGGGCGGGCAACCGCCCCGTTTTCTTTATGCACATCTACCTCAGACATCCCAGACATGGCACCAAAGTCGCTATCGCGGACGCGGAAGCGGATGCGGATGAACGTAATGGATGGGTGCGATATACTCCCGGTGAACCGGAAGTTCCGGTCAATGAATTAGAGGCTAAACGCCGCCGCCGACCTGCCGCATAGGAGTTTCCGCCGTGCAGAGATATGTCAACTTTATAGCGTCCACGACTTCCACCAGTTCGACGCTAATGGTTCTTTCTAACGCCACCTGCACGGTCTATGTCGCCGGCACTTCTACAGCAGCCACGCTGTATAGCGACAATGGCATTACGCCGTTGGCTAACCCGTTCCTATCGTCTTCGACCGGCCAGGTAGCGTTCTACGCCGCTAACGGGCTGTATGACCTTGTGGTGTCCAAGATTGGCTATCTGACCGTTACCATTAGCGCCATTGAGCTAGACGACCTTTTAGCTCCCTCAGGCAGCAACAGCGTAGGGTATTTGCCCGCCGGCACCGGCGCAGTCGCGACAACCGTCCAAACCAAACTGCGCGAGTCCGTTAGCGTTAAAGACTTTGGCGCGGTTGGGGATGGGACTACGGATGATACCAGCGCCATTCAAGCCGCTATGAATTACGCAGCACCGCTTGGCTATGTGATTTATTTTCCGCCTGGTACTTATCGAACAACGGCCACCGTTGGATTTACGAAAAACGATGCGCAGCAGTTTGGCGTGCAGATTGTTGGGAGCGGTTTGCAGAAATCATATATCGAAGCAGACCATCTGGCGGGGCCAGTGTTGTCGCTCAATCGGTCAAATGGGCTGGTGCAGGACATTAGCCTAACAGCGTCTGCGACCAGAACAGCCGGCGCGGCAGGCAACAACTACGGTTTGCTGCTGGAGGCACCAGACAACGCTACAGCCGCAGTCGCGCAAATGGCAATCGTTCGCGTTCGGGCATACGGCCAGCCAAGTCACGGTTTTGTGCATGTCGGCAACATGATTGAATCGTATTACGAACAAGCGTTGGCGCAATTAAACAAAGGCCATGGTTTTGTTTTTGATACCGGAGTTATTACAAGCCGCACAAATGTTTTTTATCCCGGTCTGGTAAATCTTATTAGTTGTTGGTCACTCGAAAATACCGGGCACGGCTTAAAAATTGGCGACGCATCCGATTCCGCCGCAATCAATACTCCGTTGCGTTTTGTAATGTTGAATTGCGAGTTCAGCGACAACGCTTTGACGGCTGGCGTCCGCGTTTCTGCCGACGAAGTATGGATTCGCGGGATGCAAATGACGTTTGACACTTGCGCCATGGGGTCTTCAGCATCAGCGGTAGTTGGAAACATTCGGTTTGCTGGCGAACATTTGCAAATTCGTAATCATCGTTCCGTACAAGCGACGCACACTTTGCGAGTGGAAGCCGACCATGTGTTGACCACTACGTTCGGCATTCGCGTTGATGGTCTTCGAGTGTTGAACACCGCACAAAATCCGGTAGTAATTGTTTCCAGCTTAACCGCTGTTCGCGATATTCAAGTGGCTACTCATGGCGACCAGAGCAACATGACTACCATGTTTACATCTGGCGCTGTTCGGGCGTTTTGGGATTTAACTCTGCCGTTTTCGGATGCGGTGACAACCGCTACGCAAACCGTAAATAACACCACTACACTGGTAGACGTCACGCAACTAGCCGTTTATCTCGCGGCCAGTGAAAGTGTGTTTTTTGAAGCGGTTGTAAGGCACAACGGCGACAGCACCGCTGACATAAAAATTGCGTTTGTAGCACCGGCCGGCGCGACCATCCGTTGGGATAATGATCAAAGCATTTACATTGCCGCTGGCGATGCGGTAACGATAAGTAATGCAGAAACATCAGAGGGCGCGACAAGAGCGTTCGGCGCGGCCGCTGGCACTAGGACAATCACCATTCGTGGTTGGGTAGTAATGTCAACAACCGCTGGAGCATTGCAAATGCAATTTGCCCAAAATACGGCGACAGTGGCTGATACCAGCATTTTGGCTGGCTCTACGTTGCGCGTTTTGCGTCAAAACACAAACGTCTAGCCATGATTGAAAATTCGCCATTGAACTGTTTAGAGCACACGCTAATTGCCATTGCGGTGCAGGCTGTATTGGGCTGGCTGACCGGCAACTGGTGGATTGGCGCTGCGTTGATGTCGGGCGTAATGATGGGCCGTGAGCACGCGCAGGCCGAGTACAGGTGGATTGAACGATACGGCCAAGGCCGCCGCGCCAACCTGCCGTGGTGGGGTTGGGCAGACCCCCGCGTATGGGATGTTCATTCTTGGTTCTGGAATTTATCATTGCCCGTAGCGGCTGTGCTTCTAATGGCCGGAGTAATGTGAAATGACGATTATTGTCCCATCAACTTCGTTTACGACGTCAACGACAGCGGGCGACCAAATCAACGCCGCGCTGCGGTTGATTGGACAATTAGCTGAAGGCGAAGTGCCGTCTGCGGCTACCGCGCAAGACGCGCTGACCGCCATGAATCAAATGATTGACTCGTGGAACACCGAGCGCCTTAGCGTGTTCTCAACGCAAGACCAAGTGTTTAGCTGGCCCCCGAACACTATCAGCCGCACGTTGGGCCCGTCTGGCGACTTTGTGGGCAACCGCCCTATCCTGCTTGATGATTCGACGTACTTTAAGGACGCTTCTACGGGCATTTCGTTCGGCATCAAAATCCTCAACCAGCAACAGTATAACGGCATCGCCGTTAAGACTGTGACCAGCACTTACCCGCAAGTCATCTGGGTTAACATGACATACCCCGACATTGAAATGTACATCTACCCCGTGCCCACACGGGTGCTGGAATGGCATTTTGTTTCAGTGGCTGAACTGCATCAAGCCGCGTCACTATCAACCGTGTTGGTGTTGCCGCCAGGTTATTTGCGGGCGTTCAAATACAATCTGGCGTGCGAATTGGCGCCGGAATTTGGCGTCGAACCGTCGCCTACCGTGTCGCGCATTGCCATGACCAGCAAACGTAATCTGAAGCGCATCAACAACCCAGATGACATCATGAGCTTGCCGTACAGCATCGTTGGCACCCGCCAGCGGTTTAACGTTTTTGCCGGCAACTACTAATGCAAATAGCACTTGATTACGATAAGACCTATACAGCAGATCCAGAACTTTGGGAAAAGTTTATCGGTCTTGCGCAGGCGCGTAATCATAGCGTTTGTGTTGTGACAATGAGATACCCTTACGAAAATATTAAAGGTCTTACTGTTCCTGTTGTATACACCAGCAGAGAAGCAAAAGTTAAGCATTTCATAGCAGACGTTTGGATTGATGATTCTCCAAATTGGATTTATCAGGATTCTATATAATGAAAATGCCAATTCTGGGGCAGGCGTATGTGGCTCGCAGCGTCAACGCTGCGGACAACCGCATGGTCAATCTGTACCCCGAGGCGACACCCGAAAACGGCAAAGACGCTGGCTTTCTCAACCGCGCGCCTGGTCTGCGGCTGTTAGCAACGTTAGGGACTGGCCCTGTGCGCGGGTTGTGGCAATTTGGGGCATACGGCTATGCGGTGTCCGGCAACACGCTGTACCGCGTGGACGCGGCGGGTACGGCGACGGTATTAGGCACGGTGTCTGGCAGTGGGCCGGTCAGCATGACCGACAACGGCACGCAGCTGTTCGTTGCGTGCAACCCGCTCAGCTACATCTACAACGCCAGCACCGGCGTGTTCGCGCAAATTACCGACCCTGACTTTCCCGGCGCGGTAACGGTGGGGTATTTGGACGGGTACTTCGTGTTCAACGAACCCAATTCGCAAAGGATTTGGGTCACTCAGTTGCTGGATGGAACGTCGGTAGATCCGTTGGATTTTGCTAGCGCCGAAGGTTCCCCTGACGGTCTGCTTGCCATTGCGATTGACCACCGCGAGGCGTGGCTGTTTGGCACCAACACCGTTGAGGTGTGGTACGACTCAGGCGCGGCAGCGTTTCCGCTGGAGCGCATACAGGGCGCATTTAACGAGCTTGGTTGCGCGGCTCCGTATTCAGTAGCCAAGATGGACAATGGGCTATTCTGGTTGGGCTCCGACGCCCGTGGCAACGGTATAGTCTACCGGGCGAACGGTTACACCGGTCAACGGATTAGCACACACGCCATAGAGTTTGCCATTCAAGGCTACGCGACCATCTCCGACGCCATTGGCTACACTTACCAGCAGGACGGCCATTCGTTTTATGTGCTGATTTTTCCAACCGGCAACGCTACTTGGGTGTACGACGTTGCAACCGGCGCTTGGCATGAACGGGCCGCGTTCAGCAACGGCCAATTTACGCGGCATATCAGCAACTGCCAAATGAATTACAACAACGAAATCGTGGTGGGTGATTACGCCAACGGCAATATCTATGCGTTTGACCTCGATGTTTATGCGGACAACGGCGCGGTACAGCGTTGGCTGCGGTCGTGGCGAGCGCTGCCATCTGGGCAAAACAACCTAAAGCGAACGGCGCAGCACTCGCTACAGCTTGACTGCGAAACGGGCGTTGGCCTTAACACCGGGCAAGGCAGTGACCCTCAAGCCATGCTTCGTTGGTCTGACGATGGTGGTCACACTTGGTCAAACGAACATTGGACATCAATGGGCGCAATTGGGTCGTATGGCACGCGGGCCATTTGGCGCCGGTTAGGGATGACGGAAAAGATTCGAGACAGGGTTTACGAAGTGTCCGGCACTGACCCAGTAAAAGTAGCCATTATCGGCGCTGAATTGACCGTATCTGCAACTAATGGCTGACAATACCACTAATATCACACCACCACGCGTTCCATTTTTGGACGCGCGAAACGGTCAAATATCGCGTGAGTGGTATCGATTCTTTCTAAACCTGTTCACCATTACCGGCAACGGAACCGGCGTTACGCCTATTGCAAATGGCGGAACAAACTCTACGTCTACGCCGCAATCCGGCGCCATAGCGTATGGTGACGGCGCGTCATATAGATTTACGACGGTTGGCTTGCCCGGACAAATATTGACCAGCAACGGCGCCGGTTCGCCGGGGTGGACTACGGCAACAGGGGGCTCTGTCACCAGCGTGGATGTATCTGGCGGCACCACCGGGTTTACGACGTCGGGCGGCCCCATAACATCGTCGGGCACCATTACGCTGGGCGGAACATTAGCAATCGCCAATGGCGGCACTAATTCATCCGCAACCCCTACTGCTGGGGCTGTCCCTTACGGCACCGGCACAGCGTATGATTTTACTGCGGCTGGCACTGCGGGCCAGGTGCTGACCAGCGCAGGCGCCGGTACGCCTACTTGGGCCACGCCGACCACTGGCACGGTCACTAGCGTTGATGTGTCAGGCGGTACGACGGGGTTAACCACTTCTGGCGGCCCAATTACTTCTTCTGGAACCGTTACGTTAGCAGGTGCGCTAATCGCCGGTAATGGCGGTACAGGTTTGACAACCTATACGGCCGGCGATTTGTCTTATTACGCATCTGGCACGGCACTAAGCAAATTAAGTATTGGCGCGGCAAATACGGTGTTAACGTCTTCGGGCACCGCACCGCAATGGTCTACTGGACTTACGTTAGCCGGCCGCGTAATTACGGGAGGCGCTACAACCAGCGACGCCACGACAGTTACGGCGAACACTGTGTTTCAAATATCCTCCGCTACGGGGACTAATTCAACCGCAAACTTTATTTGTTGGTCGGCTTCAACGTCTGTCCCGCCTCAACTACAGTTTAATAAATCTAATTCCGGTGTAATTGGAACCCGCGGTGTTGTCGGTAGCGGCGATGCGCTAGGGTTTTACACTTTTTCGGGCGATAACGGGACAAGTTTTGTTCGCGCTGCCCAAATTGGCGTTTTTGTAGATGGCGCTGTTTCGGCGGGCGCTATGCCAGGGCGCATACTTTTTTATACGTCAGCCAGCGGGTCTGTTTCACCTACAGAACGAATGCGGATCGACAGCGCGGGTAATGTTGGTATTGGCCGAACTGCCACTACCACATTAGACGTCAACGGCTCGATTGCTTTTCGAGCGCCCAGCCTAACCAATGCGGCCACCTATACGGTAGCGACCACCGACGTATCGTTGCGGTTCACGACCACGGCTTGCACGGTCACCTTGCCGGCAGCCGCAAGTTTTACGGGCCGCGTCTTGTATTTGAACAACGTCACCGCGATTGCGGTAACTTCTGCGTCATCCAACGTCATTCCCTTGGGGTCCAACACGGCGGGCACAGCAATTCTTGCGGCGACCGCCGGTAAATTTGCTATGATTCAGTCCAATGGGACCAACTGGATTACAATGATGGCTAACTAAGCCTTCGGAGATTGTCATGTCAGTCACGCTTTCGCCGCCCCCTAAACTGCAATTCTTCGATTCAAATGGCAATCCATTGTCTGGGGGGCTTTTGTATTCGTACACGGCTGGCACCAGCACCCCGCTGGCGACTTACAATGACGCTTCGGGCACGACGTACAATACGAATCCCGTCATCTTAGACTCCAGGGGCGAGGCCGATGTTTGGCTTGGTGCTGCGTCGTACAAATTCAAATTGGCGACCGCCGCAAACGTAGACATTTGGACCGTTGATAATATCGGTGGTGGCGACCAGTTTGGCACCGTGCAGTTTCTGACCGGCGTAAGTGGTTCGGATACCATTACGGCCACCGTAACTTCTTCAAGTTTCATTGCGTACACCGCCGGACAAATGTTTAATTTTGTTGCTGCCGGAACTAACGCAACTTCTAGCGTGACGTTGAACTTGAACGGGTTGGGTGCAAAAACGGTCACCAAAAAAGGTACGCTAGCGTTGGCAGCTGGCGACATCTTAGCCGGCCAAGTAATTACGGTGGTGTACGACGGCACCAAATTCCAGATAACCAATGCCGTCTATCTATCTGCGCCGCCACCGATTGGTGACGTCACGCCTAACACCGGCGCGTTTACCACGCTGGTTGCCCCGACGGTCAACGGCGACACGCGATTTAACGGCAACGTCG